CAGCAGCACACACCACCGCCATTCCACACACCGAGGAGGATGGACACCATCCACTCATCCACTCATCTACTCTCACTCATTCATGTTCACACACTCAACGAACAACAACGATCAATGAACAACAATCAATGTTCAATGATTGATCATCGAACAATGAATGATGAACATGATGATGATCAATGATGAACATGATGATCAATGATGAACATGATGATGAACACATGATGATGATGTGATGCATGACATGCATACCAATACCATGCACCATGCATGGTACAGCGCATGGTACAAAGGCAACACACAACGCACAATGCATAAACATGCAAAACAATGCAAAAAGCAAAAGAAATGTTACAAAAATATGCAAAAAAGGCAATTTCGCAATCAACAATGGCGTTCAAAAAAACCATGGCAACAAAACGAGACGAACAAAAAGGGGGCCCCACAACGGTAAGGGATCCCTTAAAGTGGGACCCACGCCACAAAACAACACAGGGAACAGAATGAAACGAGACGCACACCACACAATTTATGTGATGGGGGCCACTCCCCCTCCCCCATCCGGCCGCGAACACCCCGAAGGTCTGCCCATCCCTCCCTGCTTGTGGAAAACCCTGTGGATAACTCCAGTAACCCAGATCACAATGTGAGCGTCGTCATGTGGAAAACTCCCAAACCTGTGGAAAACCCTGTGGAAAACTTTCTACCCTGTGGATAACCCTGTGGAAAACTCCACCACACATGACCTACACCACAGCATATAATAGAAAACATGACAACCCACACAAACACCACAATCACCGTATACGAACCCAACAGCCCCACACCAATCACCGACGCCACAAACACAAACAACCCAACACTCATACGCCAAGCACTCGCACACAAAATCGCCACCGTCATAGACGACCCCAGAACCGGCGACACAGCACTCACAAAACTCACCGCACAACTCATACAAATCACAGACCAACTCGCCACCACACAAAACGAAAACAAACCCACAAACACCACCGACATTCCAAACGAAACACAAACCTGGGACGGCATCTAATGAGCGAAAAACACCTAAGCGAAATCGCCGCCCACCTAATCCTCCCAGAAAACATCACACACACAGCCTGGCCGCCAGTCCAACACCGACTCGCAGAAATGCAATACCCCCTCGACGTATGGCAACAAGACTGGCTCAAAGCAATCCTCGCAAAACGAAAAGACGGCCACTACGCCGCCAGCATCGACGGAATCCAAGCATCCATCCCCAGACAGGTCGGCAAAACATACACAATCGGCGGCCTAACATTCGCGCTCGCCACCCTCTACCCCAACTATTTCGTCCTCTGGACCGCACACCGCACGCGCACCGCCGACGAAACATTCAACGACATGAAAGGCATGGCACAAATACCCGACATCGCCCCATACGTAAACAAAATACGGCAAGCAAACGGGCAACAAGCCATCATGTTCAACAATGGATCACGAATTCTCTTCGGCGCCCGCGAAGGCGGATTCGGACGAGGATTCCACGGCGTAGACATGATCCTCTTCGACGAAGCCCAGATTCTGGGTGCCGCCGCACTAGACGACATGATCCCCGCCACAAACACAGCCCCCGACCCGCTCATCATCAAAATCGGGACGCCACCAAAACCAAAAGACCCATCCGAAGCGTTCAGCGAATTCCGAAACCTCGCCTTGCAGGGAGAAATAAAAGACGGCCTCTACCTCGAACTCGCCGCCGATTACAACGCCAACAGCGACGACAGGAAACAATGGGAAAAAGCCAACCCATCATACCCGCGCCGCACACCCGAATCCGCCATTCTAAGAATGCGCCGGCAGCTCGGAGAAGAATCATTCCGACGTGAAGGACTCGGAATATGGGACCGCGCCAACGATAGACTCGCAATAGACCCTGTCGCCTGGAACACCGCCACCATACGGCCAGAAAACACTCCCAGTGGCATGCGATGGTGCGCCGCCGTCAGGTTCGCACCCGACGGATCAACCTGCGCCCTAGCACGGGCAGGACACAAAGCTAACACGCCCACACACGTCGAACTATGCACACACCAAGGCGTACGCCGCATGAACGAAGGCACACAATGGATCATCGATTACATTGCTGACACAAAAGACAGATGGGCACAAATCATCGTAGACGGAAAATACGGTGCCGGCGACACAATCGAAAGACTCCGCGCCATCGGAGTACGCCCACAAGTCATCATCACGCCCACGATCACGCAAATCATAGACGCCTACAGCATGCTAGACGCCTCACTACGCGAAAACACAATCACGCACCTAGACGACATGGAATTGCGGACCGAGACAGCGTCTGCGACGCCGCGTCCGATCGGAACGTCCGGAGGATGGGCGCTACAAGCCCCGCCAGGTGCCACCGTGGCCGGACTAGAAGCCTGCACGCTCGCAATGTGGGCCGCACGCACAACAAAAAGACGCCCCCGTTACAAGCCCTATGATAAAATCGAAAACGCCAATAGTAGAAATGATCGTGGCGGCGGAGTACTGTTCCTATGACTGAAATTTATCCTGACGACGGACGACTCGTTAATGCTACGCCCGCCCCCACCCGCATTTCCGGACTCCCCGACGAAGACCACGCAACATTCCTGCGACTATGGCAGAAATGGCAGCAGCACTCGAACAAAAACAAGCTGCTCTCCGTCTACTATGACGGCCACCGTGCTTTCCAGGACCTCGGTATCAGTATTCCGCCGCAAATGACGCGCACCAAAGCCGCGTTGGGGTGGCCTCAGAAAGTCGTCACCATGCTCGCCAGGAGGCACGTGTTTGAAGGCTACTCCTTGAACGGGGCGCCCGACGCTTTCGAAGCAAACGAAATACTTTCCGCGAACAACTATGATCTCGATCTCGCGCAGGCAATCACCTCGGCGTATAAGCATTCTTTCTCGCTGCTCACAGTGACGCGTGGGGACGAGACTATCGGTGAGCCGCCTGTCGTCGTGCAGGCCCGTGATGCGGAATGGTCCGCTGCACTATGGGACACTAGGCGCCGCATAATCGAGGCCGCCCTCACAATCGATCAGACCGACAAATACGGGCAGCCGGCCGGCGCCATCATGCACACCCCCACCGCCATTTGGCGGATCGACGCCAAAGAGAACGGCGGCGGCTGGAAGGCCGAAAAACTCGGCGACACGCCAAACCGCATTTTCGTCGAAGCACTCTGCTACGACCCGCAACTGAACCGCCCTTTGGGGCATTCAAGAATCACCCGTGAAGTAAGGTATCTCACAGACGCGGCGGTGAGGACAATGGTCCGTGCGGAAACATCCGCCGAATTCTTCTCCTCACCACAGCGGTACGTGCTCGGCGCAGAAAGAGCAGATTTTGCCGGCCAAGACAGGTGGTCCGCAATCATGGCCCGCGTCCAAGTCTTGGAACCGAACGAGAACGGGGACATTCCCAGTGTTGGGCAATTCTCACAAATGACCATGAGCCCCCACCTGGAAATGTACCGTCAGCTGGCGCAGAATTTGTGTGCAGCCACAAACCTTCCTCAGTCCGCTATTGGAGTATTCGCAGAGAACCCCGCCTCGGCAGAAGCGATGCAGGCGTCCGAGGCGGCACTCGCGGACGAAGCCGAGTATCAGTGGCGCATTTTCTCAGCCCCATTGCGGCGCACGCTACAGAACATTATTATGGTCAGGGACAAGCTTGACGAGCCGCCGCGGGAGTCGTGGAAAACGTCTGTGAAATGGACGCCCGCCCGCTATTCCTCCCCCTCGTCCGCCGCCGACTTCGCCGTCAAAATGGTATCCGCATTCCCGTCATTGCAGGAGTCGCAAACTCTCATGCGGCGCGCCGGACTCACCGAGGACGATCTCGCCGACATTAACGCCGAAATCCGCAAAAAGAATGCGGTATCATTGCTTGATCGCGCTCTCGCCGCCACGAACAACGAGAATGTTGTGGACGAGAATGATGAGAACACCGAAAACGGTGACACAAACAATAGCACTAATGGTGATAACGCCAATAATGTCGTCAATAACAACGGTGGCAGTAATAATCTAAACGCTAATAACCCGGTCAATACAAAGAACAGGGTTAAGCGCAACATTAAACTGCCCGGCGGCACCAAAACGCCAATAAACTAATAATTATCATGCTGTCAACCGCAGAAATCGGGGCGTACGGGCGAGCAATAGACTCCCTTACCACACTCGCCCAAAACGATTTACACACGCTCTGGTCCCACGCCGCACGGCAAAGACCACAGGATGCCCGCGATCTTCTACTTGAAATCATGCCCGCCCTCGTAGACCAATACGGTGGAGCCGCTGCGTCGATCGCCGACGAATGGTACCGCGACATGCGTCTCGACCAGGACATTCCCGGCGACGCCCCCACAGTACAAACATCACTCACCCCACAGGGTGAAATAGACGACAGCGTAAGATTCAGCGCCGGCGCACTATACGCCGGAACCCCCGACATCGCCCTATCCTATTTGACAGGGGCGCTCATCCGATACGTCAGCGACGGCGCCCGCTCACAAATCGCAGACATGACCTGGGCCGACCCGGAAGCAATGGGCTGGGAAAGACGAACGCGCAACCCACAAGCCTGCAATTTCTGTGTCATGCTCACAATGAACGAATGCTACTACCGCAGTCAGGGGACCGCATCATTCGGGGCGCACGATAACTGCAAATGTGTCGCGGTCCCCGCATGGGATCCGACCTCCCGTGAAGTTCCCGCGAAAGCATACACGCTTGCAGCTAGACACAAAACCGAAAAAGGCCGCACACGCCATCGCGAACTCGTCAACTCGTGGATAGACACGCATCAGGAAGAGCTCGCAGAATGGCGCACAAGACCAATTGAATGATTGTGCTACAATGCATAAACAAAGGGCTACAAAGATGGCTGCAAAGCCTAAAAATAGTTGCCTGAAACATCACAATAACCGCACGGTCAAAATACAGGGAAACGCCAAATGAGCGACAACGCCGCCAGCGACACTCCAGCCGACAACAACGCCACTAATGACGATAACGCCCCCACGAACGGGAACAACGCCACTAGTAAGCCTGAAATCGACTGGAAGAGTGAATCTCGGAAGTGGGAGAGTCGTGCCAAAGAGAACCGGCGCGCCGCCAACGAACGAGACGAGCTCACCAAGGCAATCGGCGACAAAGACGCCACAATCGAAGCCCTAAAAGCCAAGGTGGCAGACTTCGAAACCGCCGCCAAAGTCCGCGAATGGTCCGCCAACGCAGCCGCAGAACACGGCATTAGCGCCGATCTCATTCGTGGAAACACGGAGGATGAAATCAACGCTCATGCTGCCGCAATCGCCAAGGCGCTGCACGATGCTAAGCCGCCTGTCGCCCCCGTGGTACCTCAGGCCGGAGCCACGCCCGACAACAATGGCGGCAATCTTGCGGAATTCGCTCGGAACGTTTTCGCCGGCGACTAAACGCCCCCCGCAATTCTAAAAGTAAAACACTAGAAAGAAACGGAAACAATTACAATGGCCGTGTTTGATTCAGGCAAGGCGAAGGTCCTTATGCCTCGGCAGATCGCCGACGGGATCATTACTCGCACCCAGACCCTCTCCACCGTCGCCAAGCTCAACGGCGGAATCCCCATGACTTTCGGCGACGTGGACATTATCACTTTCGATAATTTCCCCCGCGCCGAGTTCGTTGACGAGGGCGCCGAGAAGGCCCCCACCTCCGGTGAATTCGGCTATGTGACCGCTAAGCCGCACAAGGCTCAGGTCACTATGCGTTTCAACGAGGAGGTTCAGTGGGCTGATGAGGACTATCAGTTGGACGTCCTCAACCAACTCGCGCAGAAGGGCAGCGAGGCGCTTTCCCGCGCCCTCGACCTCGGCCTTTACCACAGGGTTAACCCGCTGACCGGCGCCGTTATCGACGCGTGGACCAACTACCTGACCTCCACCACCAAGAGTGTTGAGATTGGCGCTACGGAGATGGATCAGGTGATCCGTCAGGCCGCCGGGCTGCTCATCAATGACAACGCCAAGCCGATTACGCCGACCGGCCTTGCGCTTGCCCCGTCCGCGGTTTGGGCGCTCGGCAGCCTCCAGACCAAGAATGCTGACGGTTCCCCTTCAGGTACGCCGCGTTACCCGCAGATCGGCCTTGGCGTCGACATTGATAATTTCATGGGCCTTCCGGCCGCCGCTGGAAACACTGTTGCCGGCAAGCCCGAGGCGACCGCTGCCACCAATGTCGAGGGTATTGTTGGCGACTTCGTCGACGGCATTCGCTGGGGAATTCAGCGTTCCCTGCCGCTCGAGATCATCCGTTTCGGCGACCCGGATGGCCAGGGCGACCTGAAGCGTCGCAACCAGATTGCGCTCCGTCTTGAGATTCTGTACGCTTGGTACGTTTTCCCGGACAAGTTCGCGACGATTAAGACCAAGGCTGGCGCCTGATAAAATCGCCGTAAAGAAACAAAACACAACCCATCCAAAACAAAATTTTTCCTAGGGGCGATTTCGGAAATGCGATCCTACAAGCACCGAGACCACGACATTGTGATTCATCTCGCAGACGACCACAATGTGATGCTCGGAGACGAATACACCGAAATCGACCCTAAGAATGATGACGCCGGCGGGGTAGACGACCGCTCCTCCTCTGCCTCCTCTCGTACTGCCCCGCCGGCACCCGCCTCCCGTCGGGGACGAGGCCGCCCCAGAAAGTCCGTCAAGTGATCCCTGACGACATTATTCCGTTCGCTACGGTCGAAGATTTGGAGGCTCGGTGGCGGGCGCTCTCGGACAATGAGCGTATTCGCGCCGACGTGCTTCTCGCTGACGCAACCGATCTCATTGTGTCGAAATGCCCCCGCTGGGAGTCCGCCACGCCTCGCACGCGAAAGCGTGTAGCGTGCGCCGTGGTGCGTCGCGCAATGCAGGGCGGAGATGCTATCGGTGGCGTTACAGACAGCGGAGGCGGAATCTACTCTGAGCCTCACGGGATTATCGCGTCAGAATCGCACACAACAGGACCATTCTCCGACCAGTTCACGTATCAGAACCCTGAAGGTGGCCTCTACCTGAAACGCGAGGAAAAAGACGCCCTCGGAGGCTCTGGCGGCGCATTCGAGGTAGACCTCCTGCAGGATTATGATATGCGGTCCGCTACGGATCAGCTAATCGACGACATTAATGCGATTAGCGGGCAGGAACCGTAATGCTTTCAGGGTATGTGCCTGTCACGCGGCGTAGGCGGGGCCCCGCTACTAAAGATCAGTACGGTAATCCCGTGCCGGGGCGGTGGGAAAATGTCGCGTTGCCGCCCGCGGTATTTGCGCCGGCCACGTCCACAGAGCCGATCAGTGCTGGGGCAATGCCCGTCACCGTACCCGCCGCCCTTTATTGGCGGAATACTACAATCGACGTGACCGCAGAAGATCATCTTATTGTAGACGGCATAGAATACCGCGTCGAAGGCCGCCCTTCCCCGTATCCCAAGGGGATGGTTGTGCAGATTCGCGCCAACGAAGACAAGGTGAGCGAATAATGCCGAAAGTAAAATTTCAGCTCAATAGGGACGGTGTCGCCGATCTTCTGCGTGGCCCTGACGTGGCTCGGACCGTAGCATTGGAGACGGGGCGCGTAGCCAATGCTGCCGGGCGGGGGTTCGAGGGTGAGACGACGCACGGAAATCGAACCCGCGGATATGTTAGGGCGCGCACCATTGCAGCGATGCGCAGGCAGATGAGAGAGCACACGCTGGAGCGTGCGATCGGCCTCACAATGGGCGGAGGTAGGAAATGAGTCCCACATACGATCGCGCCCCCACGGTGCCGGACATCAAGAAACGGCTCATGGACTTCCTGTCCACGCACATGAGTGTGCCGATCGTGGCTCGTAGACCTGAAAGTTCCGATCGTCCCGCCGCATTTATTCGAGTCCTCTCAACAGGTGGTACCGGCGTCACGCAGAAAGCGCTCTGTACCGCGTTGGAGACGATTGACGCCTATGCGCAGTCGTCGGGTGAGGCGATGAAAATCGCGTGCGAGGCCGTGAATGTGGCGCACACAATGCCGAACTATCATGATGGTATAGTGATGGTACAATCATCCTATCCGATAGAAATGCCCGATCCGGACACGTCTCAGGCGAGGGCGACTGCAACATTAACAATCACAGCACACAGGTGAAATAATATAATGGCTGTTAACGCTGACAATGCACTCATTTTCTCGTCCGACAACGACGCGCTCTGGCTGGGTGACTATGAAGTCGATTTCGACAAGAAGATCACGTCACTCACTCAGGACCTCTCCGGCGTGACCAGTCTCACCAACGTTGGGTGGATTAGCGAGGACGGATTCAAGCTTACGTCTGACGACTCTGTCACCAAGATTAAGGGCCACCAGGGTCATGGCGTCGTCAAGACGTTCCTTGACTCCTCGGAGACGACTTTCAGCGCCACTCTCCTGGAGACCAAGCTTGCCCCGCTCTCTTGGTATCTGGACGCCACCAGTGAGAAGATTGAGGATGGCGGCGCCACCAAGGGCGTGAAAATCACCGCCAAGTCGTCTCGCAAGGTCAAGCTTCTCTGCGGTGTCGCCGACTTTTTCGACGTGTCTGGCGTGGGTGCGCAGATTCGTATCGTTTTCCCGCGTCTTGAGCTCGGCGAACGTGGCGAGATCACTTTCCAGCAGGCTGAGATCACCGGCTACGAGTACAACCTCTCTGTGCTGGGCGACTACATTATCTACTCCGACCACAAGGCACTCTTCCCGGCCTGACATTAATTCTTCCCCGCTATTTCGTGTTTCGGATGGGTTGTCGCGGAATAGCGGGGAAGATCCAAAACAAACACAACCCACCCTATAAAGAATCATGAGGACAACCCATTATGTCTGACAAGACCGCGAAGAGCAAGGCAAAGGCCGCCGGAGCTAAGGCGCCTGCTGACAGGTTGGCCAAGGCCGAGGCCACGCGCGACCCTATCCACGTGGACTATGAGGGAATTGAGTTTGACATTCCTCCGGAGGCGCTGGAGGATTTTCGCGCATTCGAGGCCCTCGACGCCGGTAACCCGTTCCCGCTTTTCCGCCTCATCGTAGGCGACCACAAGGATGAGGTTTACGCCGCGTTGGAGGACGAGGACGGGCGTGTTCCGATCGACGCGGTGACCGATTTCATGCAGTCGATCGTGTCCGAGGTGGGTGCGGGAAACTGACGATTCTCCCACCGCTACTCCGTGAGTATGGGTGGGAGATAGAAGCTGATCTGCAGCGGTACTACAGTACCGATCTTCTCGATCTATATCGAGGCAGAATAACCCCACGGCGGGTAATGGCACTCATTGGTGGGCTTCCGCCAGGGTCAACATTCGATAGGGCGCGAGGCGGAGACAGGTACTGGTCCGATGAAGTAGCCGCCACAATAATGTCAGCACACAACGTACAGACCACGTTGCTCGCCGTCAATGGCGTCAAGAAAGACAAATGGCCTGAGGCGCCGAAACCGCCGGCTGAAGGGTATCGGGAAACCGGTAACCCCAAGGTGTCAAGCAAGCACGCTAAGGCACAAAAGGCCAAGGGTGAGAAGTGGCTCGCCCGATACGGCAGCTAAGCCGCGTTTCTATCGGATAGTGTAAAATGGTTCACGCCAAGACAAACACGAAAAGTGATTTGATTGGCGTGAACCATTTTCGCTACACATGATTTCGGAGAGGTATCAATGGCCGGATATGATCTCGGGACCGCTTGGATTCAGATCACGCCGTCCGTGCGAGGCCTCGCCCGAAGCATCAATAGCGAAATCGGCAATGTCGACACCGGTCCGGCTGAAAGAAAGATCACATCCGGCTTGGGTGGCGCGTTCAAATCGGTAGCGAAAGTCGCCGGCGCTGCGCTCGGAGGACTCGCCATCGGCGGCATTGCAGTCGCATTCGGCGGCGTCGCAAAAGAAGCATTCAACGCTGCCGACGCCACAATCAAATTCAAACAAACACTCGCATTCGCCGGCAAAAGTGCGGACGAAATCAACGCGCTCACAAAAAGCACACGCTCCTACGCAGACCGCACAATTTACGAGCTCGACGACATTCAGTCAATCACCGCACAGCTCGCATCCAACGGCGTAAAAGGCTACGATAAGCTCGCCGAGGCCGCCGGTAACCTGAACGCCGTTGCGGGCGGGAACGCGCAGACGTTCAAAACGGTCGGCCTCGTCATGACACAGACCGCGGGCGCCGGAAAACTCACCACCGAGAACTGGAACCAACTTTCCGACGCGATTCCTGGCGCGTCCGGTAAACTGCAGGAAGCCATGAAAAAGAATGGCGCCTACACCGGTAATTTCCGGGAAGCCATGGAAAAGGGCGAGATCACCGCCGAGGAATTCAACCAAGCAATCCTCGACCTCGGTATGGAAGACGTGGCCATTGAGGCTGCCACGTCCACCAAAACCCTGGAAGGCGCTTGGGGGAATTTCAAGGCGACCCTTGTGACCGGGGCGCAGGAAATCGCCGAAAAAGCACTCCCATGGATCACCGCGTCCCTTGACGCCATGAGCAAAGGGTTCGAGAAAGTATTCAACTGGGTCAGTAACTCGTTTATCCCTAGTATTACGAATGCTTTCAACGTTATCCGCAAGGGTGATTTCACTGGTCCGATCTTCTCGTTCGAGGAAGATTCGAGTTTCGTTGATTTTCTTTTCCGCATGCGTGATGCTGCCGCCGCCGCGGGGGAATGGATCAACAAGACGCTCGTCCCGTCGTTGAAGAATCTTAAAGATTTGCTTCTGTCCGGTGATTTCACGGGGACGATTTTCGGATTCGACAAAGACTCCGGAATCATCTCATACATCACCAACGTGCGCAATAGTTTCGTCGAGCTCGGCAAATTCATTGTCGGGACACTCGTCCCAGGTATCGCTACTGCTCTCAGCACCATCGCGAACAGCAGTCTCGTCCAATTCATGGAAAACTTGACCGTCGCTATTCTCAATAGTAAAGTGGCGGTTTATAGCATTGCGGCCGCGTTTACGGCATGGAAAGCCGTCATGGTCATGTCCTCAATGCAGCAATGGCTGAACGACATGGAAGGCGTAGCCGGCGTTGCAGGCCGCGTTACCACGGCCATTAACGCAATGACCGTGGCGAAGGTCAAAGATGTTGTTGAGACTGCGCAGCTTAACCTCATGTACGCCGGCGAATTCCTGTCGAATATTGCGCGTGCGACAACGCAGATCACGATGCAGGCGGTTGCTTGGGGGCGGGCCACGGCAATGATGGTCCTCCACAAGACGGCAACAATCGCTTCGACTGCGGCGCAGTGGGCATTCAACGCCGCAATGGATGCCAACCCAATCGGCCTTGTCGTGATCGCTATCGCAGCATTGGTCGCAGCCATTGCGGTGGCATGGCAGAACTCCGAAACATTCAGGAATGTTGTCATTTCCTGTTGGGAAGCAATCAAAACGGCCGCCGGCGCCGTGGCCGATTGGTTCGCCGCTAACGTGTGGCCTCTCATGCAAGTCGCCTGGGACGGAATCGTGGCAGGCGCCCAGTGGATGTGGGGCGTCATGGTATCCGTATGGCAAGGAATGCAACCCGTCATTCAGGCGGTCATTGATTGGATAGTCGGCACCGCGTGGCCCGCACTCCAGGCGGCATGGGACGGCATTGTCGCCGGAGCCCAATGGGTATGGAACGGCATCGTCAGCGTGTGGCAAGGTATACAGCCCGTCATTCAGGCCGTCGTTGATTGGATAGTAAATACTGCCTGGCCCGCACTTCAGGCCGCCTGGGACGGAATTTCTGCGGGCGCAATGATCGTCTGGAACGGCATGGTCGCAGCATGGCAAGGGATCAGCGACATAATCCGCCCCGTCGTCGATTGGATCGTCAACGTTGCCGCCCTGTATCTCACCACGGCATGGGATGCCATTAGCTGGGGCGTGAGTGCACTCTGGTCCACGATTCAGTGGGCGTGGGACGCTATTTGGGCGGCAATCATGCCCGTCGCCACACAAATCTACAATGACATTTGGCCCATGGTGGTCGGTGCATTCAACGCGATTAAAGACACCGCCAGTACGATGTGGGCCGATATTCAGATCGCATGGACCGCTATTCAAACCGCAATTCAGCCCGTTGCAGATTGGATTTACAATACAGTCTGGCCTTGGGTTGTTGGCGCATTTAACGCTATTAAAGATGCGGCTACTAACATGTGGGGTGATATTCAGATTGCGTGGGCCGCGATTCAGGCGGCTATGCAGCCGGTAGTCGAGTGGATTTACAATACCGCTTGGCCTTGGGTGGTCGACACATTCAATACAATCAAGGATGCGGCGTCTAGTCTTTGGGGTACGGTTCAGGCTGCGTGGGTCGCGATTCAGGCGGCTATGCAGCCCGTGGTCGAGTGGATTTACTACACGGCGTGGCCCTGGGTCGTCGACACATTCAACACAATCAAAGACACCGCGTCGTCGCTTTGGGGCACCATATCAGCGGCGTGGAATGGTATTTGGGCCACCATTCAACCTGTCGTTGATTGGATCTACAATATTGCATGGCCGTGGGTGGTCGGAGCATTCAACGCCATTAAAGACACGGCGTCTATTATGTGGGGTTCCCTATCGGCGACATGGAATGGTATTTGGGCCGTTATGCAGCCTGTGGTGAATTGGATTCAAACTTATGCTGCACCCGTTATTAGTGTGGCCTGGGAAATAATCTCTACGGGTGCGAAAATTCTGGGCGGAATCATCGCGTTTGTATTCGCGTCCATCATCGCTGCGGTCACTATGGGAGTCGCCATAATTCAAGGTGCAGCCACCACGATCAGTGCCGCCTGGAACACTGTTGTTTCGTGGACCAGCTGGCTGAAAAACATGGTCGTTTCCGCGTGGAACATTTTGAAAGGCGAAATCCAAATCGTTAAAGATTGGATTGCTAACACACTTGTTCCCGCAATTACAAGCGCCTGGGATAGGGTCGTGGCCGCTGCCAACACGATGAAAGATGGTGTTAGGACGGCGTGGGACAAAATCAAAGAAGCCGCCGCCAAGCCTGTTAATTTCGTTATTGGCACCGTCTACAATAACGGGCTGCGGAAACTCGTAAACGGGATGATGGAGAAACTCTCTCTTGATCTTCGTCTTCCCGAGGCGCCCACGATTGGCGGTTACGCGTCAGGTGGCGTCCTGCCCGGATACTCTCCGGGCCGCGACATTTACCATTTCGTATCACCTGACGGTGGCGGCCGGCTCGCGCTTTCCGGCGGAGAAGCGATCATGCGGCCAGAATGGGTGAAAGCGGTCGGCGGCCCGGCAATGGTGAATGCAATGAACAGGGCTGCCGCGCACGGGGACCGTATTCCTGGTGGTGACGCCGGCTATGCCGCATTCGCCCCCGGCGGTATTTGGGACCCTGTCAAAGAAACGGTATCAAAAGGTGCGTCCGCCGCCCTTAATTGGATCACAGGGGCAGCCGACGCAGTATCCTCAATATTCTCCGACCCGATCGGAGCCGTTGAAACTGTCGTCAAGATTCCGGTCCACAAGCTTCTCGATTCGTGGGGCGGCGACGGGGCAAAACCATTCTTCGACGCCGGAAAAGCTGGCGTGGACAAAACCATTGACGCGCTCGGCGACTGGATTAAAGATCACATGCCTGTAGTCAGCGGATTCGGTGGCGGAATCGGTGCAATCGGTGCTGCCGCCGGCGACCTCGTGAATACGGCGCGACGGGCTATCGGTACACCGTATGTTTGGGGAGGCGTGTCCCCGGGCGGCGGCCTTGATTGTTCTGGTCTTGTCTATTGGGCGCTCAACGCGATGGGCATTCACGTGCCTCGCCTCACGGCGGCCGGATATCAAGCAATGTCATCGCCCGGTAACCCCATGGTGCCCGGCACGCTTCTGTTCTGGGGTTACCCGGCCCATCACGTTGCTATCGCCTCCGGTAACGGCATGATGGTTGAGGCGCCGACCTTCGGTATCCCGGTGCGTGAGGTTCCGATCTATGGTGGGCCGTCCGCGGGGAATCTCCGCTACGATAATGGTGGATTCCTGCAGCCAGGTCTCTCAACGATCGAGAATAAGACTGGCCGCCCGGAGCCCGTTTTCACGTCAGCCCAGTGGGAGAAAATGGACAAGCTGATCGGTCTTTTGGAGAATCGTGCGCTCGGCCCGGACGTGCTCGAAATTCGGGACGTGGACAATGATCTTGTTGGACGCATGCAAGTAGAGGCAACGTCGGCCATAGTAGACTATGACCGGATGAACCGATAAAACCATTATGACGGAAAGCACAAAATAATGCCGATTACGGGATGGATTGCTACACACACGGGGCTACCGTCAATAATGGCCACCGGCAAAGAGCCCGTCTATGCGGGGGACCGTCTTTTCGCCGTGCCCGGGATGGCTCGCGACAAAAGACCTCTCACTGGGCGTGCGAAAATGATTCGCGAGCTTGAAGGCCCCAAGCTGACCGAGCCGGTAACAATGATCCTCTCGGACGCTTATGCTGTGCCGGGTACCACAATAAAATACACTCAGGGCGACTCCTCGGTCACGTTGACTCGCCCTGAGGTGGAGTGGTGGCGTGGCATGGTGAGCGGCCTCGACGGGCGCACCGTGCCCGGGCTCATCTGGGAGGAGGCTCAGGATAAAAGAGAATGGTCCTCTCCGGTTTCGAGATATAACTCACTTATCGCCAGGTGGCCGATGCTGGAAGTAGCTCGCACCGGGGGCGGACAGTTCGTCCTAGACGACCCGTCCCACGTTAACAACGTTTGGAGTATCCTGCAGGAGCGGGAGCCGCTTATTCTTACGCCCGGCGCACCCGCCGATGTTCTCCCGTCGCGATTCATCACCGTAGACAAGGTAGACAGCGCCAGGATCACAGGAGACGGTATCATTCGGTGGAACGTGAAATGGCACGAGGTCCCCGAGGATTCTCCGATGCTTGTCGGCCCTCACGCGGGCTGGGGGGCAGCACCATGTGTTACTTGGGGCGAATGGCGTGAAGTCGACAAGGTCTGGAAGTCACGCACGTATATTGAGATTTGCAAAATGATTGCGGGAATGCCATGAGAAACGGCCCCACGTTGGCCGCCCTTTCAGACGGCCTCAGCATCGGCGCAAGAATCGATATCATTCGCGGCGGCGAAGTCCTCAAAACTGGGATTCCCGCCTCCGAAGTAAAGGTCGAGTGGTCTTCGTCGAACCGTCAAGTTCCGGGCGCCCTGTCTTATTCTTGCCCCATGTCTTGGGTTCCGGAATGGCCATTGGATGCTCTCAATAATTTCGGTCAGAGATCCATGGTGACTGCGCTTTATGAGAATCGGCGCGGTGATTATTGGGAAATTCCGCTCGGTGAATTCGTCAACATGGAATGGTCCGTGTCGAAAGAAAAGGTGAACGTTTCCTGTAAAGATTTGACGCAGATTCTTGCCGATAATCCGAGGCCATGGCCGTCCTCCCCCGCCGCTGGCGCCACCCTACTCTCCGAGGCCAACGAGCTTGCGGAATATGTGCGAGTAAAATTGGAGGACGACGTATGGGACGCGCCCATCCCACGCACTACGCAATGGGGAAATTCGCGGATCGAATCAATTTACAAACTTGTTGAATCTCGCGGTTGTGGTATTCGTAGCGGAGCCGATGGAATGCTGCACATTTTCAAGCTCCGTGACAAGACGGCTCCTGATGAGATTTACACGTACGAGTCAGGTTTTCTTTTGGAGGCTCCGCGTGCCCCGAGGTCGGGCGGCCGGCGTCCGAATCGTTGGTACGTTACCGGCAGTAAGCAACAGAGGGCTCAGGGTGAGCAAGAGGAACGATGGACTGCGGAACGCGAAATCACTGACCCTCCATACGAACCGTCCGGCTATGGTTGGGTTACGTCGCATAAAGAGTTCAGCGCCGCAAGCTCGGCGAGAGAGGTATCCGAGGCCGCAGACACGTACATGATTCAGGACATTTCAGCCCGGTCGTCCCGCTCTTTGACGATTATTCCGGATGCCCGTATTGAGGTCGGGGATATTGTCGGTGCGATTACTGAGCAGGGTGAGCATATTGCGGGCCGTGTCACGGCTTACAGTCTCCCATTGTCTGATCCGTCCGCTACAATGAGAGTGGACATAGAGGTACTGGGAGAATAAACGGGGCATCATGGTCAGACCGTCACTATTGCTTGACACGGCGCCACGAAACGGCGGCGGCCGCAACAATAACAATGTTATTGTTCAGCAATCCTCAGTATCGTGGACATACGGGAAAATCACTGGCACGTCAGCAACGGATTCCACCCTCCCGTCGGGCTGGGTGGAAGTGGGAATCCCCTACAGTAACCCGACCTCTCATGCTGTTGGCGAATCTGATGGTATTGCCACATGGATAGGCGCCCGCGTACTCGTCATCATCGACTCGTCCGGGCGTGTAGTCAAGATCAGTGACCCTATCGCTGAACCGCCTTCAGGCGCAAAGGTCGAGAACCTCGGGCACACTGGCAAAATTCTCAGCCAGGCCGCGAAAGACGCCGAGCGTGCTTTCAAAGAGGCCGACGCAATTCGAGACCGAGCTAATAAAGCCGAAGGTGCCGCGAACAAGGCTGCGAAAGACGCGGAAAAAGCTGTCCAGATTGCGGAAGCTAATCGGCCGCCCGTAGTAGCCCAGACCGCACCCGAGAACCCTGTAACAGGATTGATTTGGTATGTCACAGATAATGCGGGGCATATTACTGACGTGCGTATTTGGGACGGAACACAGTGGGTGACCAGAACAATGGTCGCCGGCAGTATTCTCGTCCCCTCATCCGTGGGAAACGTCTCACTCGCTGACGGTTCCGTGTCCGCGCGCAACATTTACGCGTCCGGGGAACTCTGGGCAAAAATCGCCGCATTCGCGTCCGTCACCACGGAAATGCTGACCGCCGGAAACGCCACATTCAACGCGGCAAAAGTCACCGGCGATCTCATTGGTAACAGGCTTATTGGTGGTGAGCTTTCGCTCGTTGATACTGAGCCGACGTCGGGTGAGAAGAATATTCGTTTCGGCCTTGGCAGCGAGTATGAGTTCTGGGAATCTATCTGGTCTCCCAAAATCGCAACCGTGGAGGAGCTCGAGGGTGGCACGCGGTTCGTTCTGACGGACAGGGACAGGCCTAATCGTGGCAATGGTGCGCAGATGGCAGTCTGCGACATTGCTGTTGCGAAACCGAAAACATATGGTATTGCCGGTGAAGGTGTCGGCAAGGTCGAGGGGTATATTCTTTTCACCCCGTCGTGGAACGGCCGTGCGATTCTTACAATCAACATTGACAAGAATAGGGTTGTTGTTGTTGACGAGGAGGCGACGGCCGGGAAGAAAATAAGGTTCGATTTCACGCTCCCCGACGGCGCGTGGATCCAAGACACGGACACGCCCTTCTACATCAGTGCCCGCACTTCTGACGTTTTCACTCCAGGAATGACGCTCGGAATCATTTATTCCATGTACGTGTCATGGAAAATGAGTCGCTCCTCGGGTTTGCATATTTTCCGTGATGACGAGGGGGTCGCGAAAATACAGATCACTGACCGTCAGGGCGGTCAGCTCGTCATGGACACGAATGGGGTGGCCTACGACCCGCCCGGGTCGGCCCCACCTCATTCTTCGTCGTGGCGTACTTTCACGGAGCCGCCTTTCGCCCACATGGCAACAAACAATGCGCACTTGTGGACTGTGAAAGATAAATGGACCCAGGTCCCGGTAGGTTCACAGGAAAAGATCGTCCGTGGCGGAATGCAAGTAGACGGTATCGAAATCATTATTCCGCAGAGCGGGCTTTACCGTCTAGACGGCACAACATGGTATCGGTCATCGTGGGCGGGTTACGTTGGCGGCACTAGGGTTGCTCGCAGCAACGATGTCGAGTACGGTGTTTACATGTATGCTGCGTTGAACCATGGCTTGTGGACTGCGTTGCAGGTGACCGGCGTCAGGCGCCTGAACGTTGGGGATCGGATCGCGCTTTATACGTATCAGAATATTGATGAGGGTACAATTATGGATTGGGGCGAGATGACGGTTAGCTGGCTCACCTACTGAAGATTGTGTGACAATATTTTTAGGAGAAAACAATATGCCTAATACTAGGTGGACCGGCGGCGTCGTCCCCACGGTAGACGATAACCTTATTGAGGCCTGGGACGCGTATGATGATTCCGCTGGCCGGGTGATGCCGGCGGCGTCCGTGGCGGCGGCACGAGTCATGCTCG